TATCCAGACAAGGCTTTATCAAAGGCCTTACCCAGTTTTGGTAAACTCTTAGTTAGAAAACTAAGACCTTCCGCAGTACAGCGACTACTTACCTTTTCAAGGGTATTTCGTCGTTGTGTAATGCTGAAAGCATCACCAAACATGACAAAGACGTCGTGTAGTGAGGCGGCGATGATATTAAACTCATCTAGGCTATTATAAGGAGCCATTTATGGTGTCCTTTCCTAGCTACGCCCCGCAACACGATTCGGCGAGCTCCATAGCGGTTGAGCTACTAATTGTGCATGACGACAACGTTTGTTCCACTGATACGATCAATTAAGTTCGTATCATGGAGAACGTTGTCAACGTGTGGCAACAGTAGCCTAACATATGGCTGAAGTTCTGTGCAACCTACTAGGCTGAAGGCGATTAAACCTCCAACCAAGGAGAGAAACACAGTCAAGAGGCAACTGACCCGGTTTGAATAACGGCCTTTAAACATAAACAAAACTTCAATGTTTATGCCTCAGAGGCCACCGGAGAGCAGAGCCGCGGCTCCATTCCCAGTACAGTCGTATTTGATGGTTGTATCTGCACCTGTTGAGGCGCAGAACGACATCACTTCCGCAAGGACGTCTGCCATCTTTGTACTTGTAGTCAGCGCACCAACCGGTGCGTCGAGAACAAGGTACGCAGATACAGTAACGTTCTTGGTCGAATCAACGCCCGAAGTGACCACTTGGTCAAATCGGACCATTGAACGACGCCGTCGAGAAAATCCGGCACCAGTCTCTTGATGCGAAATCTTGAGACGATGAGCCAGATTTGGAGTTTCGTTGATGACAGCGAACTCCGTGGACCGTTGGTCGGTGGACAGACGTTGAAATTCAACTTCTGCGCCGACACTATTCTTGATTTCGTTCGTGATTAGCGTATTGCTAAGCATAGTACGAGTTTCTTTCAACTGACACCCATTAGAGACTAATGGGCCAATAGGGTTAGATATTTCTATCTAGCCTTGTTGTGATGACGCTTACGCGTAACAATTAGCGCAGCGCCGAGACTCAGTTCAGTAGAACTAAGCCCGCTCATTTCAAATGAGCTAGGGTCAGGGAGATCTATTCCGCGGCGATAAGCCGTTTCATAGGTATCTCTGAACCGCATATATTGCGGAGCATAATGTGATAGACCTTCACCGTACCATGATTGGTTGGTTATATAACCTTCCATCTGTACGATGCGAGATCTCTTCACGCTCCAGCAGTATTGCAATATGTTAACCTTCGGTTCCAGGTTCTTGATTTCGAATTGATCAAGCCATGAACTAATGTTCACGACCCAATCAATAACGAAACTCCAGGGTACGACATTCCAGATGTATTTTGGGTTAAAGTTAACCCCTAATGCATCGAGAAATCCGAGAATAATTGCATGTTCTCGCTGGAATGCAGTAAACGTATAGTTATACTGCATTTGACACCGGAAGACCGCGGAGTCCGTAAGAGTTGTGCGTCTGTACTTGATACCGGATGTAATAGGATGCCATAGGCCATCCGACAGGCATTGTCCTGGCGGATAAGCCCCAATGGGATACCCACTACTCCAATTCTCTTGTACAGTACCCAACTCTTCGTGCAAGGGGCACATAAAATGTGCCACTTGTTGTTTACCCGAACGATTTATGAGATCGTTTATACGCTTCTCATACTTCGCGACTGCGTGGTATATACCACCTATGTCAGATATAAGCGGTTTGATGTTAAACATCCATTGGAGATAACTATCACCCGCTTGATGGACAATGGCCTTCGCAAGTGGCTTTGTAGCTGATCCACTAAA